TCTGCTTGTGCTTGCTGCTGCTCTGCTTGTGCTTGCTGCTGCTCTGCTTGTGCTTGCTGCTGCTCTGCTTGTGCTTGCTGCTGCTCTGCTTGTGCTTGCTGCTGCTCTGCTTGTGCTTGTCCTGTCTCAATATCATTATCATTTACCAAGTATGAATCAAGACAGTTGTTGCATTTGTATAAGCATATGCCACAGCATTTCTCGCAAATAGTAGCTTTATGTTTGTATATTAATTTGTTGTTACTAGCATCATATTCATATTCTTTAAAAAACTCGTTGTATCTATAACGATGTACAAAACAGCATGCTGGTCCAAAAATATTACGTAGACAATTATCTATACATTCAAAACGTTGAAACCGATTTAGTTTATCAATTGAAATATTATTAAGTTCTTCAATTTTATTTTCATATTGATCATTAATTTTGTCTTCAAAATTCATATTTAATATTTGTCGGCGATAATAGATATTTTCGTTGTAGGTTAATATAGTATTAAAAAGGGTAAAACCATCATTATAATTATCTGTTATTCTTTTCTTTTCAGTGTCATCGCAACTATTAAAAGTAGATTTCAATACTTTCAATTCTTTTTCAACAGTTGCAAAATGTTGAAGTAATTTATAAATATTTTCTTTGGATTCATCCATTTTTAGGTATCGTGCAATGGATAGTGACATGGCGATAAACGTGGAAAGAGAAATAGATATAACTCTTAGATCACGATTATTAATATGCATTTGTTTTTTAAGAGTTTCAAAAAAAGTAATAATAGTAGAAGCAATTATTACAAGAACTTGTATGGTGCTAATTTTATAGGATAGATTTTCATATTTCAAGTATAAAACAAGACGGCAATTGTGAGATTTTGTGATTAGTCCTTTAACATCACTTTTTTTAAAAGGTTCTTGAGATACATCATTATCTACCATATATCTAATATAAATATATAAAATAACCACAATAATTACTATAATATGAATTTCTTAACCATGATAAGCGGAAAAGGAGAATTATGGTCAATACCAAAAACGAATCTTATCAATTTTGAATCTATGCAAAACCATTTAAAAAGTAACAACAATTTAATTATCAATACCTTATCAGAAGACAAGCAACATTGTTTAATAATAAATACGATTCATGCTAAAGAAGAAGTAAAGCAAGTAGAAAAAGGTTTAAAAGAAAATCTATGTTGTATCATTTATGGAATGCATCATTATGATGCTACATTAGTAAGAAAATACCAACAATTAAAAAACTTAGGAGCCGATCGTGTATTAGTCTATGGTGGTGGTATGTTTGAATGGTTATTGCTTCAAGATATATATGGTAATGAAGAATTTCCTACAACTGGTCGCGAATTAGATATATTAAAGTATAAACCGAATAGTTAATATTTAATAAAGTCGTATATGTTTTTTTTAACTTGTCCCCAATGACTACCATATAGCATTCGTAATGGCGAAGAAGATGTATAGTGTGTATTTAGTATAAATAATCTTATTTTAATACGTGTTCTAACCCGATATAACAGTATTTTTAATTTAATAATAGCAAATATAAGTTGAGGTAACGCCGTACGAATAATACTATGATGTTGTTGGATCTTATTGATATAATGATAGTTAGAATCATTACCCTGTTCTCTGTGCAATGTGTTCGCTAATGATTTTTTTACAAAATAGTGGATATCCCCATTAGGATACAATGTCCATGTACAAGCAACCCATTTACCAGGATTTTCAAATAAGAGAACTTCTGGAGGCGCTGCAGTACTCTGATAATAGATAGTATAATGTGACACACAAGGTTCTGCTTTACATAACACTTTTTTGTCCATACTTTGTTCCATAACATAATTAGGGGTGCTAAAATGATAAGAGGAATGTCCCGGGTGTCTGCGCAATTCCGGGGGGTGACTAGGGGGAGGTGGTAGATCATAGGCGTCAGCTTGGGAGCGAGGAATTGGTTGAGGAGGAAAACGAATATAGAAATAAAATACATTTTCGTGACGTAATCTGGCGAGACGAGTATTTTCCGCACCCCCACATAAAATGGGGTATAAATAGTTTTCCTGAGTCATTTGGAATTTAGATAGTCATAGATTAAAATAAGACAGTTTCATTTCATTTTATGTTGTAAATTGAAATAAAATAATAAAGATAAGATAAAGATAACTTACCAATGGACTTGACTCAAAGCAAACTCTCACGCACAGAATGGAACGGCATTGAAATTCCGGTTTCTCTGCGTGAAAAAAACATTCTAAAGTTAATCATTGAAGGATTTCATGATGTAACTATTAGTTATGCAACTTGTAACACGTTGTATGATATCCTTAAAACGGAAATATCACCAGAAATGGATTATTTGTTGCTTCAAACCTTTCTAGAAGCATCCATTCAAAAAGATATAAAAAAATATGAAATCAGTTATAAGTTTACGCCGTGTAAAACCAAAATCAAGAAAAAGGATCAAATACGTGTAGAAAATTTCAAACAAAATGTGGATAAGGATTGCTATGAGTATCTAGTGGTAAAACTAGTGCATAAATTACTGGGAGAGACTAAACAAGATAAAAAAATAAGATATTATTATTCATTACAACATGTGCTATCGCTGCCGTTACGTACAAAAAATAGTTATGTAGAACATTACGCTAGATTTGTACTACAATCCTATTCCATCACTCCTCAAGATATTATTAGTTTGGTATATGGTGTAATACCGAATATAGAACAAAATCCTTTTGTGTATGAAAATGAATCTCGTAAATTATATACGCATCAAAAGCAGTTGTTTCAGGCGCTCTCCGTAAACCAAAAACACATTCCCAAGTTAATATTGTATACTGCCCCTACCGGCACCGGAAAAACGCTATCTCCCATTGGGTTGTCGGAAGGTCGGCGTGTTATCTTTGTTTGTGCGGCTCGGCATGTAGGATTGGCCTTGGCGAAAAGTGCCATATCTGTAGAAAAAAAGATTGCTTTTGCATTTGGTTGTGAAACGCCAGAAGATATTCGTTTGCATTACTTTGCGGTAAAAGAGTGTGTCCGTGATCGTCGTACGGGAGGTATTCGTAAAGTAGATAATAGCAAGGGAGAATTAGTAGAGATAATGATTTGTGATATAAAATCGTATGTAAGTGCCATGTCTTACATGCTAGCTTTTAATGAACCAACGGATCTAGTCATGTACTGGGATGAACCTACAATATCTTTGGATTATGACGAACATCCGTTACATGGTATTATACAAACAGTTTGGAATGAAAATGTAATACCAAATATAGTACTGTCGTCAGCCACATTACCTAGTGCAGAAGAAATTCAACATGTTGTAGGAGACTACAAATCAAAATATCCAGGTGGAGAAATACGAAGTATAGTAAGTAGTGATTGTCGTCGTACCATACCGATTCTTAACAAAGAAAACAAGGTTGAAATGCCGCATTTCATGTATGAAAACTACGAAGATTTATTGGCTAGTGTAAAGTATTGTAAGAGTAAACCAACCATGTATCGGTATTTGGATGTAACAGAAATACTAAAGGTGATTCGTTATTTAAATACGCATCCATGGATACCTTCAAGATATAAATTAGAGAATTATTTCATCCGTATAGGAGATGTAAGTGTAGAAACCATAAAAAAATATTATTTGGATCTCCTTGAAAACATACCAGTAGATAAATGGATCACTTGTAAATCACATTGGAAAGAGGAACGGAAACCCATGTATGCGAGTACGATACGTATGGTAACGGAGGATGCGCATACCTTGACGCATGGTCCAACGATATACTTGACGGACGAGATAGATAAAATAACAAAATTTTGTTTGCAATCTGTACAGTTGCCTTCGCGTGTGATTCAGGATTTGATGGGTAGTATATATTACAATAATGAGTTGATGGATAAGATACGACAGATGGAGAAGGATATAGAGGATGGATTAAAAAAGGATGAGGATAAAGAAAAAAAGATGATAGCAGAACGTGTAGATCCTTTGTTGCGCGAAAAGATGCGTGAGTTGGAAAAAACGCGTAAAGCATTAAAATCCATAGAGTTGGATCCGCTGTATATTCCAAATACGCGTGAGCATTTTGGTAAATGGACCACGCAATCCGCTGCGAAAGACTACAAGGATTTACACATTCCTATAATAGAAAATAGGATCGTAGAAAAGATTATGATGATTGATGGTGTAAAGGATATGTGGAAAGTATTGTTGATGATGGGTATTGGCGTGTTTTGCAAGCATGAATCGCAGGAATATGTGGATATCATGAAAGAGTTGGCGGATAAGCAGTGTTTGTTTATGATCATAGCATCATCGGATTATATTTACGGAACCAACTATCAGTTTTGTCATGCTTATTTGGGGAAGGACTTGGAGGGTGCAACACAAGAAAAGATCATTCAGGCCATGGGTCGTGTGGGTCGTGGCGCATTTCAGCATACGTATTCCTTGCGATTCCGTAACAATGAAATGTTGAAAAAGTTATTTAAAGAGGAGGAGGATAAAAAGGAGGTCTATCATATGAATCGTTTGTTTGTGGATGTGTAATGCGATAGGGTTATGAGTTGTTTAATGACTAAATCCTTTAAAGTTATTGTGGTGGGATGGCGTACGTGTCGCCGAATTAAATGGCAAATGTGGTACATTTAATTTAAAAGCATCTTTTCTCGGTCCGTCATCAATTATACTATCACCTTCTAAAAATTTATCGGTAAACTTTAACGGGATAGCTGTGTTTTGAGGCATAGGAGAACCAGGTGAACGATCGGCAGGAGAACTAAAGTTCCAAGTAGGAACATCTTCATCACTTATTGCACTGTAATCACTTTGTGCTAATCCATATTTCTTTTGCAATTCCGTGTTTCGTTTGTTTATAAAATCAGCTGCATCAGTCCCTTCCCTAATTGGTATACTAGGTATACTAGATGAACCGGTAAATTTATCAGGACTTATATTTTTTAATATACTATCAGGGGCGTCGAAAAACACTAATTTTTTTTCCTTTGTTTTAATATGGTATCTGATTTCAGAAATATACATATTATATTCATCTACATGGCGTTTTAATTCATTTGCGCGTCTTTTATATAGTTTACCTTTATTGTATTTTTTAGTTAATTTTTTATCCAGTTTATAAAATACAATCAAGGATTTTAATATATATAAAAGTTTCGTATATTTAATAGCAGGCGTAGCATAGTGAAGTTTCCAAGTGTTAAATTCATCACGATTATTTCTAGTAATGGGTATATAGTTAAATACTTTATGTTTCAGAAATGTAATAATATAATCGGGATAATTAGATACACAGTTTTCCGAGTGCTTAATGCTATCATCTTTATCACCAAACCTAAACTTCTTCCAAGTTCTTTCCTCAACAGGTCCGGTTGATATTATATATTTAGGTAATTCCGTCAATGCATCCTTCCATAAACCGACGCATAGTGTGTGTAATTTTTTTTCCAACGCGACTAGTGATTTTAAATATGTATCATAAAGTCTATGTTTTATTGTTTTAGTACTACCCCGTTGTTTTCTAGTTTGTGGCATATAGTTATATATATACGTCACAAAAAAATACTCTTTACACAATCCGGAATATTTTACTAAAATGATGATATGAATTCAGAAACATGGTCATATACAGTATTAATAAAAGACCGAGCATATGATAACCTAGGGTATTTGTTTTTGGTTCATGAATAGCATAAATGCAAATAAAAAACATGATAATAAAAAACATATTGCATAAAAGGGTTAACATTTCAATAAATTGTTTTATTTTCATACCCACTTTGTAATTGTGATGTTGGAATTGGAAGAAAATAGTTCCATTTTTCCCGGTAGGTTCAAAGTAATATTCAAAAAAGTTTTTACAACCCGTACATTGCGTAATAAGTTCCATAATTTTATTTGGTAGAATGTAAAAAAGTGCTATAGGTGACCAGCACTTAAAACTATAATAAGGTCTAAAGGATGTATCAACTTTATAATTCCATTCACCGTTTGTAGGATTTCCTATTACATTATTTATATTTTTTATTAATTTTGGGTTATTTGTGCTTTTAAGATAAGAGCCTCTTCTCGCAAAACGTAACGAAACTTCAATAATAATATCATCTCTATATTGTACGTTTAGAGCCCCGGTATAATCAGGTAAATGTTTGTGTATCCATTCGACTATTTTTTTAGGTGGTTGGGATTGGGGGTTAATAAATTTCCAATCATCCGCAAAAACGTTTTGTTTGGGCGAATATTGATAGGTTAATTGATATAAAATTTTACCATCTTGCATAACAAAATCAGTCATGGTTTCATTTGCATTAATAAAGGTAGACCACATCATATTTGGTTTGTGTATAAATTGTTGTAATTGAGTAGTATCATTAATTTTATAGCAATCCTTGCTCCCAGCACTAGTGTGTCCCCATCGGGGTTTAATAAATATAGGGTATTCTATATTTTTATTATTAGTAGTTTCTTTATTTAATTTTCCACTGGGCATATCCTGTGAATTCATAATAAAAAGTTTATCATATACAAAGTGATATTTTTCGTTTGCTTTAAAAGCCGGATTATCGTATTGTTGTATATGATCTGAAAAGTTTTCAGGAAACTCTCCATAAACTTGTTTTATATTTAATAAATTACACCATTTTATATCATTTATATTGATTAACATTGTTATATATAGATAATATAAAATTCTAAGAATGATAAAATATAGGAATGGTATCTAGTATTTTACCATTTATCGTTTTATCTTGTAACAATAACTGTGCTATTTTATGAAAAGATTCATTATTTTTCTGAATGATTTTAATAGCGGTTTCGTAGGAAAATTGTATCATATCAGCAATCTCTTTATCAATTAGTTCTTTACTATAATCACTCAATTTATCACTATTTGTTGCTAAATTTCTTCCTAAAAATGGTTGCTCGTTACTTGTAGAATCATACAATCCTATATTACGTCCCAAACCAAACAGACTAATGTATTGTCTTGCAATACTGTTGGCTTGTTTTAAATCATTGGATGCCCCTGTAGTGATATCTAGTTGAGTAATATCTGGAAATAAAGCATCAGG